GTTAGCGCGCCAGATTGTGGCTCTGGAGGCCGAGAGTTCGAATCTCTCTAGGCACCCCACCAAAGACCGTTCAGGCCCGCTCCTGCGCGGGCGTTTTTTTTCCTTGCCCCGTCCGCTGCGGCCTGCCGTGCGGCGTTCTGTTCGTCCTGTACGCTCTTTTTTATACCTGCCATAAATTTACCTCGCTTTCCATTTTCGGCATGCTCCAAACCGAGAACATTTCTCCGAGATAGTACGGGGCCGTGCTGTCCGGGTATACAATCATTTCAAGGGGCGGGCAAAGGACAAACTGCTTTCCCACAATACCGGCCCGCAACAAAGCAAGCCGAATCCGCGTTAAAACATTCAGCACGGACAGCGCCCCTTCATCCTCGCTTTCGGCATACGTTGCCGCGATAATCCGCACCCAACTTACACATTCTACCCGCTGCCCTGGCTCCTGCCGGTCCTCGCTCTTGATAAACTGAAGCAGAACATACGGAACCTTGTTTGTTTTGTCCGCGCTCTTTTTCAGGCGCATAGTAAACACTTCGGGGGCGCGTTCTTTCGGTCCCTGGCTGTTCCGCTCCAACCGCACCGGCAAAAGCAAATCCTTTGTTTGTGCTTCGACAAACTTTTTCAGTTCATCAAGCAATACAAAAGGTGTCATGATTTCCCTCCATATCCGGAAAGAATCCTGTCTATTTCGTGGTCTATCCGCTTGTCTATGGTTTCCTGCGCCGCCTGTTCCACCTGTTCCAGAACAACGCTGTTCCCCGCCATATGCGCTGCGGACGGCCCGGTAAATTCATCAATGGGCAAATGCTTTGCGGTTGCCCGCTCGAACATACCGACATGCCTGCTTTGCATCCGCGCTATAAAAGCGTGTTCAAATTCCGTTTGGGCGCTGGATTTCAGAACGGCGGCTTTCACCCGCACGCCTTGCGCGGGCTGTTTGGGGGTTACGTTGAACCGATACAGGGGGATTTTACAACCGGCAAAAGCAATTTCGCCCGCTAAATCGGTTTGACTGGCCTTTTTCAGCTTGATATTGCTTTCCGCCCGCAAATCCTTTTGCTTGATTGCGTAAACCTCCCGTATCTGACGGCCTGACGCCGTCCGCACCGTATCCAATGCGCGGTTAATCACGTTAAAGAAAACCTTTTCCGGCCCGCGCTGCACCCCGTTAAGAATGGATTCCACCCGTTCTATCTGTTCGCTTGTGATTCCTACCATTCCTAAACGCCCCCAAACTCTGTAAACGCCTCTAAATTCAGAACAATTTCCCCGCGTCGGTTTTCTACCGTCACAATGTTGTACAAATCCCCGTCTATGGCAATCTGATTTCCTTTGCGCGGTATCCGGTTTATATCGTCAAGGTCGATATAAACTACCAGATCAACAAGGAAAATGCCCTCTGCATAGTCTGTCGAAGGCTTTTTCCGGTCTTTTGCGGCCTCATAGTCAAGTACGACGGGAATTTTATAATAATCCCCGTCGTACTCGATTTCTCTTATCTCCGCAAATTCCCGGCTATTGTGGAATACCCGTTTCCGGTCCCGGTCAAGCTGCGCTTTGAAACTCCGCCGCATAGCCTTAAAGCACCTTTGCGACAAACCACGAATCAACCTCATGGGGGACGGGAAGCGGGCGGCTGAACAACTGAATAAAGCGGCGGTCCGGGTTGTATTCCATCCAGCTTTTGGGAACGCGCACACCTTCCACCGTTGCGAAATTATTCGTTTTCTTATTGCCCAGCGTTACCGCGCCATAATACCGGGAATACATTGCCGCTGTGGAAGCCAACAAAACCGTTCCGTCCGGGACAAGGGGCTTTTCCTCCGGCGCGTCCGGGTCTGTCCAATCGTCAAGGAACCATTCCGTATATGTATAAATGTCCAACCCCATCCCGTTAATGGTCCCGATATAGGTTGTGCCGTTCAAAAGCTCACGGGGCTTGATAACCGCAATATCGTATTTTTCGGTATCAAGCATTTTCATAACCTTTGCGTTGCGCGTGAACGCCTCCGCCACATCATCCGCCATAATGCAGATATTGCAGTTGACAAAGCCGTTTTTCTGTACGGTTTTCCGCCAACGTTTCAGGTCTGCAATGGGGTCCGCCGTGTCCTTACTCCACTTTTTCGCCGCATCTGCGATGGTTTCTGCGTTGGTAAAATTGAAATTAATTTCCTCATTGATTCCTTCGCCAATAATCGGGATAACGCCGGTATAAAGAGCCTGTGCGCACATCCATTCTTCGCGGCGGGTAATCATTTCGTCAAGCTCCGAAAAATCCCGCGCCAATTTCTCAACGGCGCGGTCTGCCGGGGTTCTGCCGCTGTACGGGTTTTCGCCCGCCATCCGGGTCAAGAGGTCATCCACGGTTGTTACCTTGTCCGGGAACAGCATGGGCGGGGTATATGTCTTTGTCGTATATCCCCGATTAGGGACTGTTTTTCCCGGCATCCTGGGATGTACAAACGGGGCAAGAGCGCGGTTGCCCTTTTTGAAATCCACATCAACGCTTTTTGTAGGGAAGGTTTCCGTGTGCCTGAAAAACGTGTCGCGGAAAAAGGTTCGCACCGGGGGCATACGGGAAATCAGCTTGCCCATTGTGCGGGGGTCAAAAACAGAAACTTCGTAAGGCATACTTTTATACACTCCTTTACTTCAAAAAGATGGAAAGTTTACGGCAAGCGGGTTTCAGCGCGTCAAGGGTCACGCCGTCCGGCAAAACTATCGCCTCCGCGTTGAAATCGCCGGTCATGTAGTATACGACGTTCCCCTCGACATCCGGCACGTCTGCCGCAATGCCTGCCAGCTTATCCAGCGTTTCCGCCGTGACTTCCTCGATTCCGTCCGCCGTTTCCGCTACCGGCGCATACTTGCGCACCGTCGCACCATCCTTTACCGTCCCGTGTTCAGGAACGGCGGGGAAAAAGCCGCGGAAAAAATTGTCGGGGGTATATTCTCCGGTTTTGATTTCGTACATGAGAAATCCTCCTTATTTCGTTTTGGGGAAAAGGCGGTCAATGGCTTCCGTGAACGGGTCCGGCCCGCTCCCTGCGGCCCCTTCCTGCCCCTCTGCGCCCACATTGTTTACCCCGCTGCCCGTCACATCAGCGGCGCGATTATTCAAGTATTTTCCACCCTGCTCTTTCTGGCGGTTGACGATTGCAAGGGCAACGTCTGCGGCGGAAGTGGGCTTTTCAAATTTTGCGGCCCTGATAATGTCCTCATAGCCCGCGATTGCCGCGCCCTCAATATCCTGAATCCGCTTGCGCTCCGCATCCCGTGCGGCCTCGGCGGCCGCGTCTGCGATCGCCTTCGTAAAATCTGGATAGGCCGCTTTCAGTTCGTCCACTGTCTTGATTTCCGGCATAGTTTCTTCACTCTCCTTTTGATTTTTTGGCATTCCCGCCCCTTGTGTTGTTTGCGTGGTATGATTCAAACAGTTACCGCTCCCGTGCGGCCTGCTGTTTAACAATGCCTGCGGTACATTCTGGAGCGTTGAAAGGTCCATTTCAACGGAATTTACAATGATTTTATGGGCGTTTGTGGCCTCAGTTTGGATTTCCTCAAACATCAATTCATCACAAAAACCGTTTTGTACCGCCGTTTCGCCCGTGTACCAGGTGGACGCGCTCATAATCGCGGCAATTTCGCTTTTGTCTTTGCCCGTTTTCAGGGCATAGGCGTTTACAATGCTGTCCTTTATCGTGTCGCATTCGTCCGCAAAGCTGCGGAAATCCTGCGCCTGATAGTATCCTAAAACGCCCATTGACGGGTTATGCACCATGAAATTAGCCGCTGCGGGTATCTTTACGGTATCGCCCGCCATTGCAATAATCGTTGCGGCGCTTCCGGCCCACCCGTCAACCTTCACCGTGATATGCGCCGGGTGGTCCTTTAAGCGGCTGTAAATCGCAAAGGCGGCGAACACGTCCCCGCCGCCGCTGTTAATCCGCACAACGATTTCCGAAACGCTGCCCAGGGCTTGCAATTCGTCGCTAAACTGCCGGGGCGTGATTTCATCCCCCCACCAGCTTTCGCTTGCAATATCCCCATATAGGATAAGTTCCGCGGGCTGATTCTCACCCGCGGAAACAAAATCCCAAAACTTTTTACTTTTCTGCTGGCTGCTGCTCCGCACCGGGGGCCGGGGCGGACCGTTGCGCGGGGCCGGTATTTGTGTCGCCAATGCTCTCCACCTCTTTCATTATCTTTTTTTCCTGCTTGCGCTGCTGCGCGTTCCGGTAAAAATCGGAACCGTTCATTTCTGCGGCCTCCCGTTCACCCGTGGAAAAGCAGTTTTCAACGCGCTTTGCCGCCGCCTCTACCTCTTGCACGGGATTTAAAAGCCCTTGCGCGGGGCCGTTCCATTCCGCTCCGCAATATGCCCGCCGTATAAGCGGATCTGCAAAGAATCCGGGGGCGGAAATGCGGCCTTTCGCTACGGCCTCAGATAAAAATTCCTCAAATATGGGCTGGCAAAAATCATTTGCAAGCCACGCGCGGTACATTTTTACCATTTTCCAAAACTCCAAAAGCGCGCCGCGGCTTGCCGTAAAGCTGGAATTGAAACATTTTAGCAGGATTTCATAGGGGATTTCCAGCGCCGCCCCTATCTGTCGGCATATGGCGGTTACAAATGGGTCAAAGGCGGCGTTTGGCCTGCCGGGGGTTACGGATTTCGCTTCCTCACCCTCGTTTAAATCGAAAACCGCACCGGGCGCAAGTTCAATGCTGTTTTCGTCGTCCCGGTCCACCTGCTGATTTTCCGGTATGACGGCTCCTATCGGCGTATCCTCCGAAGTTCCTTTCTTTTCAATGAATACCGCAAAAAGCCCGGACACAACCGCGGCGACCAATTCCGCGTCCGTGTACCGGCCTAACTGTTTTAACGCCTCAATAACCGGCGCAAGGAAGGGTGCGCCGCGCCGCTGCCCTATCCGTTCACGGTTCATAATGTGCAGGACATTCCGCCGCCCGGTTTTGGCCCCGTATGCCTCCACCCGCGTCCATTTTGTTTCTGAATACTGCCACGAAAGCGGGTGGTGGGTTGAAATATGATACGCGACAACTTCCCCCGCGTCGTTTACCTCAACGCCGCCGATTATATGCGGGTCTGTATTCCCCATGGGGTTGCTTAACCTGTCCGCCTCAATTAAACGGATACGCAAATCATACGGCATACCGGGCCGCTTTGTGGTCGGCAAGGTTACAAGCACGTCGCCGGACATAAGCCAATTTAAAAATGCAAGCTGCTGAAGCTCGCAAAAATTGTCCAGCCGCTCTATATCGCACGCCGTGGAATCGGCCCACAACGAAAATTCCCGTTCTATTTTTCGTTCCAGTTCCCGCGCTTCGTCCTCCGAAATACCCAAAAATTCAAAGTCAATTTGACTTTTGAGCTTTAACCCAGCCCCGACAACATTTGTCCGACACGTTTTTAATGCTCCACAAGCCAAAGGAACGCCCATATACAAATCACGGGACCGCTGCCGCAACGTGGGTAAATGGTCCTCTATGTCCTCCTTGTGTGAACCTCCGCCAAATATCCACCCCAGTAAGGATTTTTTTGTATGCGACGCGCCGTAATTCCCATAACCTGTTGAATTTAGAATGGATAGCTTTTTCCTTGCGCCTATACGTTTTAGCCCCCATTGTGGCGCAACGGTTGATATTGCTTTGTCTAAGATGTTCAAGCCGTGCGGCCTCCTTTACAAGTCGCGGGGGACAACCCGGTAAACACGATTGCGGCCCTTGTGCTTTTCCAAATTCTCCAGCTTTTCAACGCGGCCCCGCCAATAGTCAATACGTTCCGCAACTTTTGACAAGTCGGCCCGCGTCAACGACTGGCTTCCGATTGCGTAAGACTGATTCAACGATATTTCTTCTTCAGCCTCCAGCCACATTTTGTAATGCTCCCGCGCTATTTCAAGCTCTGTTTTCTCTTTCCGTGCCACTAAATCACCCCTCCCGATGAACGCCGCCGCCGCGTCCGCCTCTGCTGCGGGGCGGAAGTTGCGGCCTTGTCCGGCTTTTTTAGGGTTACATTGCTGATTTCAAGCGCCGCCGTTGCGTAATTCCGCACGTCCAACGCCTCATTTCGTTTATGGGCCGCATCCTTAATGCGCCATTCGTACACCGGAACGCCCTTTTTATAGGTCAAAACCCTATGTTCTGCGGTCAATCCCCGGAAATATTCCCGTGTATAGCCCCGGTCCCGGCCCCGCGGGAAATGGCAGTACCCCGGCATACTTTCCGTTTCGCTGGTTTCATCCTCTGGCGGCTCCACTTTCAGACGGTCATACAGGATTGATTTTCCCACGTCCACACCCAAAGTAAATAATATCGCCTGTTCGCGATTGTTCTTTGTGGGCCGTTTGATATAGGGAACGTCCCCACCCTGCCCGCGAATGGCATATACGCGGCGGGCGCTACGGGCTTTACAGAATTTATAGACGATATTTGCCCTGTGTCCTCCGCTGTCAATGCAGGTGCAAACGATTTTCATTTTTGCTCCGTCTGCCCGCTCGAATGTCTGCAATAAGAATGCGTCTAAATCGTCCCATACTTTTTGAAGTTTGGTATCGCCATAGAAAACCGCATACCGGATCCCCCAGCTTTCCGCGCCCTCGCCCCATCCGACAACTTCCGTTTCCAATCTATCATCCTGCGTATCAACGCCCGCGGTCAAATAAAGTACATCGGCGGGAACCTCGCAATTATACTTTTCCCGGCGTTTGAACAGGGCTTCTTCGTCTACCTGTTCTCCGCCGTCCGCCCACGTTTCCGCCATGTTTAGGTTTGTCCATGCCTTCAGCGTTTCGATATTTCCCTTTTTCTTTTCCTCATTCGCCGTAAGAAAATCCTGCACAATCTTTTTCCAGTCCATGAACATTGACGCAAGGGAATTTACATGAAAACCCCGTGTTTCCCGCTCCGGGTGTGCCGCAATGTATTTTCCCTCTGTAAAATGCTCTTTCCATTCCGCTTCACTGGAAACGCAACCGCATTTCTCGCATGAATACGAAATTTCATCAAGATTATTTGCGTCAAATAGGACATGTTTCCATTGCAGGGGTTGCAGCTCACCGCAAACCGGGCAAGGCACGCACCATTCTTCCATTGTGCTGTTGTTATATTCCCGTTCAATTTTTGATGTGCCTTTCAATGTTGGCGTACTCACATAGACTTCCTTTTTGTTCCAAAAGGTTGCAATTCGTTTGCTGACAAGATAGAGCGGGTCCCCATCCTCCCCGGCACTGGCGGGGTATCCGTCTATTTCGTCCGCAAGAAGTATCCGAATCGGACGGCTGCGCAAGCCAATAGGGGAATTGGCCCCCACAATAGCGATATGCCCGCCCGGAAAGTGCTTTTTTAATATCGTGTTCCCGCTGCTGCGGCTTTTATCGTTGACTTTTCCCCGCAATACAGGGGTATCCCGCAACATAGGGGTTAAACGGTCCTTTGAAAAGGTTTCGCCCAGGTCTATTGTGGGCTGCATTACCAGAATGGGGGACGGGTCAAAGTGCATATAGTAACCTATCGTATTTAAGATTAACCCTTCTGTCTTTCCAAGCTGCGCCCCCAGCATAGCGACAACCTTTTTAACCGCTGTGTCTGAAATCGCGTCCATGATTTCCCGCAAATACGGGGTATTCTCTGTATGCCACCGCCCCGGACGCGCCGCCGCCTCCGGGGAAAGATAACGGTATTTGTCCGCCCACTCTGAAAGCGTCATGTTCGGGGGCGGCGCTAAAACCTTAAATATCTTTTTGAACAGTTCCCGCGTTTCCGGCCTGATGTTCATCATCTGCGGCTTCCTCCATTCCCTCAAATTCCGAAAGCTCCGTCAAGGCTTCGTCTATCTGGTACTTTATCAGGCTTGCTATTTCCGCCGTGTCCCGCTTTTTGCTCAATACCGGCGCAAGTTTGGACGGGATAGAAGAAAGGCGGCTGCGGAAATTGATAAGCAGGGTTTCTATTACCCGCTCGATTTCCTCCGAAGTGTGCAATTCCCGCCGTTTCAGGCGCAAATCATATTCTTCATTTTCCCGCTTTGCCTTTACCAGCTTTGCCCGCTCCGCGTTGTAGTCAATGCGTTCTGCGCTGTCCGGGTTTCGGTTACGCAAATAGTTTATATACCTGTGGTTTGCGTCTATCAGGTCATACAGGCCGGGGCGCAACTCCGAAATAATACCTTCCTCCCGCAACTGTCGCACCCGGCGTTCTGTAATGTCCAGAAACCGCGCAACCTGCTTTGTATCGTATAATTTCAAGCCCCCGCCCCCTTTGCCCTGTTTCTTTGACGCACCCCCTTAAAAAATTTCCGGCATTCCCGGAAGTGTTCAAAATTTTTTCGCAACTGGAAAAACGCCGGGCGCAGGAAGATCAGCTTTTGCAGCAGATCCTGCGGGAGCAGCAGATGCTGCAGGAACTCGATGAAGATATGGATCAGAATATGGCGCATGCAAAAGAGGGGCGGAGATACCGGGAAGATATGAAAGCGCGTGTGGACGACCGCGTGTATGAAATGCATGACCTGAGCGCAGACAAACGGGAGGGCATGCGGGAATACGGCTATGCGTAC